CCTGCAACGTTGAGTGCAGCAATGTTCAGGTCACGATCGGTGCTGCACTCAACGTTGCAGGGTTCGCCGGTGGCATCGGCGGAGACTACTCGACGGCCGGCGCGCTGGAGTTATTCGATGACGCCACGGACAGCTATTGGTTTCAGCAGCAGATCGGAGCTGCGGTCCGCCAATATGCTCGCATGCGGTGCGCCGACGTAGACCTGTATGAGTTCAAGGCGAACCCGACTGCCGGTGTGCCAACGAATAGGGTGCGTCTAGCGTCGCCTGCGGCACTTGCGGCTAGCTATGCGTTTACACTTCCGGCCGCGTTGCCGGCCGCGATTGGACTTTTAGCGTCTGATTCTGCAGGTAACCTAACTGTTCCAACCTCTCCCGCGTTGTCCGCGAATGCAAACTTTGTGTTGTCTGGTACTGGAGTTTATAAGCAGGGTATCAAGACGGTCTCGAGAATGCTTACAAACGGAATGGCTAATGTCCAATCAGGCTCACTGACACCAACCGCTGGCGGGGGTGCTGGCGCAACGTTCGGTGCATCTGCTCAGGCAGTCTTTCCGTTACCTGAGTTACCGCAACATTGTAGGATTGTAAATGTTCGCGTCTACTATGCGAGCGCAACAGATCGTACAAATATGACATCTGCGGTTATATTTCAGACGAGTTCCGCCGATCCTGCCGGAACTGCATATGCAACTACAGGTTTCTCCTTGACCAACTCTGGTACCGCTATTCAAAATGCAAATGGCGTAAACCTTACACCGTCAGGATCTAGAACTTATCATATTCAGTTCACAGCGGCTCCTGCTGTGAACCCGATCGTTATATCTATGGCAGTAGACTACGATGTTCCATGAATCAGTAGCCTTGAGCGCAAAGGGTCCACCTGCGCATCTCACCGATCCAGGCTTCTGCAGCATGCAGCTGGGCTTCCGATATGATTACGTTATCGTCAACGTTGGAGATAATATCAAGTCGCGGCTCCGGTGTAATGCTTGGGCATTCATGGGCCAAGGAGTGAACCACTACGACCGTCTGGCGTTCCACGATCGGGGGATCGTCAAGGTTAGCGCAACCAGCCATCGCAAGTATCAGGATCATGATCTTCATGCCAACAACCTTACCACAATGGACGGAGTTGTCAAGTGAGCATCCGCAAGGCGCCGCTGGCCATGCAATTCGAAGGGGGCGTAGATACTCGCACCGAGGCGAAGCAGGTTCCGACTACGAAGCTATTAGACCTGCAAAATTGCGTATTTACGAAGCAGACGACGCTAAGCAAGCGCAACGGGTACCGGGTGCTCTCGACCCAGATCCAGAACGCAGGCGGCAGCATCACCGGCGCCCGCGGGCTCGGCGAGCGTGACGGTGAGATCCTCCTCTTCACGGACAAGCGCTGCTACAGCCAGCGGCCGAGCGCAGACCGATGGGCTGACACCGGTGAGGTCGCAGCCACGACCGCGTCAACGCTGCCGATCGCCCGCACGGGAACCTACCAGACCCAGCCGGATTACGCGGTGCGCAATGGCGTGGCCGTGGTTGCCTGGGAGGACTCACGCGGCGGAGTGTGGCTGTCGGTGATCGAGGAAGCCACTGGTCGCATCCTCCAGAGCCAGACACAAATCGATTCGTCGGCGAACGCCAAGAATCCTCGATGCATTGCATGTGGAGATGTGCTCCATGTCCTATGGACGCGCGAAGATCTCGGGCAGATCAAGATCGCCATCGTCAACCCGGTGACTCCAGCGACCGCCCCGGTCGTGTCGATCTTCACGGCTGACCTCGATGGTACCAAGCCTTTCTATGATGCCGAGGCAGCGATCGCGGCACCGACCGGAATCGTGCAGCGTCCCGGAATTATTGCTTGGGTACGTAACGGTGGCGGATTCCGTGTTGCGTATATTCATCCGTCAGGCGTAATCGGATCTGGCGTTACTGGGCTTCCATCAGCGACGACATTTGTCGACGTAGTGACCGGACCGATGGCGATCTCGTTCAATGCGTCTGATGCACAGATCGCTATTGGATGGATTGCGGTAGCCGGCGGGACGACGATCCGGGTTCGTTTTGTGAACTCAAGCGCGCTTGGTTCCAGTGCGTTCTATGATCCGGTCTCGGTGTCGGCTGGATATTCGAGGATTACGCTCGCCTGGGGCGCCGCGCTACCGAGCGGATTCGCCGGCCTGTACTGGGCGGCAGAGGTGACTGCGGCGCGTTCCGATTTGACGGCAGTAGAGTCCGGGCTGCTCGATTTGGGTTCGGTTACTCCTGGCGCAGTAACTAGACTCAAAGGACACGGATTAGTATCCCGCGCATGGCACGATGGCGCTGGAACCTCGGTGGGGCTAGGAACTCCTGACGGTGATGCCTATGTCATGGTCGCGCACACCGTGCGATTCAACCCGTACATTGCGGCACTTCGCTTGTCGGATTCGTCCGGCATCAATAGCCCCGGCAACACGATCGTTGCGCGTCTGATGCCAGGCGACTGCAGTGGGTCGCTTATGCGCGTCACCGGTGCAGGTACGCGAGCCTGGACGCAGCATCTGCCGTCCGTGCAGCCGCTCAACATGGCGACGACCGACATCTTTTCGCGCCAACATGCGGTGATCTTGCCGTACCGGATCCAGCTGAGCTCGCAATTCGGCGATCAGTTCAGCGAGCAAGGCCTCAAGCTTTGCATCCTTGACTTCGACGTCCAATATCAGACGGCACAGCTTGGTCGCGGGCTCTACCTTGCCAGCGCTGCACCGAAGCACTATGACGGAGATGCGTGGCACGAAGCCGACTTCAATGCCGGACCGGACCTCGGATTTGATGCTACCGGTGCCGCGATCGCAATGGCTGCGACAAATACGCCAGTACCCGGAGGCGCGGGGGTCATCCCGGCTGGGACCTACCTATACGCCTACTGGTATGAGGCCGTGGATGCACAGGGCGAACTCCATCGGAGCGGCGTCAGCACCAAGATGGTTGGAACCATCGGCGCGCTTGGCAAGTTCAACCTCGGAATCCCGACGTGTCGCTTGACCAATTTCTCCAACGTTCGCCTGTGCGCGGCTCGATCGATCCAGGGCGCGACCGGTGCTGATTCGCAGCTGGCGCTGTATCGCATCACCAGCAACGACGTCACGGTCACGACCGGAGATAACCGGTACGTCAACAATGACGTCACGGCCGACAGCATCGTCCTGTCCGACAACCTCACCGATGCCCAGTTGCTCACGCGCGAGCCGCTCTACACCAATGGCGGAATCCTCAGCAACGATCCGGCGCCATGGGGCGGCAAGATGCTGGCCGTCGCCAAGAATCGATTGTTTTTCGACAGCAGCTCGGATCCGCTGCAGGTCTGCTTCACGCAGCAGCGTGCCGATGACACCGCGATGGAGGCACCAGTAGGACTCGCGGTCCAGGTTGACCCAATTGGCGGACCGGTAACGGCAATCGGCGTGATGGACGACGTGATCTTGCCGTTCAAATCGGGATCGATCTATGCGTTTGGTGGTCCGGGTCCGCTCGCCAATCCGTCGGCGGCGCCAGAGTCGAACGCATTCACGCTGCCCGAGCGTGTCACCGGTGACGTCGGTTGCACCTCTCAGATGTCGATTTGTGATTCGCCGGCCGGGATCACGTTCCAGTCCGCCAAAGGCATCATGTTGCTCAACCGTGGGCGACAACTCGTCAACATCGGAAATCCGGTCGAGGCGTACGATAGCCAGACGATCACACGCGCGACGCTATCAACGACGGTGCAGCGAATCATTTACCTGACCGATGCGGGCCGCAGTCTGCTCTGGGACTACAACCGCGATCAGTGGAGCACGTTCACCAACCACACCGGACTCGATGCCGTTACCGTTGATGGTACCTACTACTATCTGCGGACCGATTCACGCGTGTTCGCCGAGACGCCTGGTTTGTACCTCGACGACAACAGCCAGATTCCGATGGTGATCGAGACGGCATGGATACATTTCGCGCCGTATCTGCAGGGTTGGCAGAAGATCCTATGGGCGTACTTCCTCGGCTCGTTCAAATCGGCGCACACGCTGAGCGTCCGCTTCCGGCTCGACTACAACGACGCCTACAGCTCGGCGATTCTGAACAACGTGAACGCCAACTGGAACCCGTCGGTGTACGGCGGTGGCAGCTATGGCGTCGGCAGCTACGGCGGTACGGGGCTCGATGGAACCCGGTACCAGCGCCGGATCCATCTCAACAAGAGATGTCAAGCTATTTCGTTCCTTATCCAGGATATCGAGGCCACAGGTGATGGAGGTGCTAGCTTCGAATTGTCCGAATTGCTTTTGATTGGCGGGGGTCTCGGTCCAGACTTCAAAGTGGGACCTTCTAGGTCCGCGTAAGGAAAATCACATGGGCAGCAGGGCATCTGATACCGCAAAGGGCGCACTTGGCGGCGCTGCTACCGGAGCGACCATCGGTTCCGTTGTTCCAGGTTACGGGACTGCGATTGGTGCCGGCATCGGCGGCCTCATCGGCGGCATTGGTGGCTACTTCAGCCACCATGACGATGCACCGGCCCAATACCAGGACCGCGATCGGATCCTAAGCCTGATCAATGGCGGATTTGGTCAGGGTGGTGGCCGGCTCGGCAACGGGCAGCCGATCAGGGTCGGCGGCGTAGACGTCTCCGGTGTCGGCGGAGCGTTCGGAGGTGGTGGCGCGCAAAACATCACCGGGTATGACGCCCCTCGGGTCTCGAGTGCCAGCCCATTCCGAACTGGACAGCTGGCGCAGATGCAGCAACTTCAGGGTATCGCCAGCGGCCAACAGCAGGGCGCTGGCGAGCTTGCCGCGCAACGCCAGGTTCAGAACGCGCTTGCCGCGCAGCAGGCACAGGCTCGCATGGCACGTGGCGGCGGCATGGCCCCGATGGCCTATCGAAACGCGGCGAATCAGAGCGCAGCGCTCGGCATCAGCGGCGCCGGCATGGGCCAGCAATCCGCGCTGCAGGACCAGCAGGCGGCGCAGAACCAACTCGCCAGCGTCAGTTCGGCAGGTCGCAACGCCGACATCAGCATCGGCAACGCGAATGCTGGATATCAGCTTCAGAACAACCAGTTGAACAGCCAGAACTACAAGGATCTGCTGGCACAGCTGACGGCGATGAATGCCGGAACCTTCGCGGCTCAGAACGCGAACAACATGGCACAGAACCAGCAGAACAACGCACTGCTTGGTGCCGGAATCCAGACCGCTGGGACCATCATCGCGAGCCGCAAGT